AATATTTTTCCTATTTCCTTTTACTCTATTATTATATCAATAAAAATATTACAAAACAAGAACAAGAATATTAAATTTGTATTACAATTATTACAAAAATGTTACAACAAAAACAACTTATTATGTTTACTGTGAAACAAAAACAAGTGTTTGATTATGTAAACTAATGTTTGCTTGATTTTTGACAATAAAACAAATGTTCGTTTTTGTAGATAGTATGTAGATAAAACAAGCGTTCGCCGTTCAAATGTTCGCCAATAGACTTAGTATAAAACTTTTGTTTGTAAAACATTTGTTCGGCGAACAGGGGTGTGTATCGGGAGTTGACAAAATGACAAATAAATTATGTAAACCACCCACGACCACAAATCGACCAAAAATTTTTTTCATTTCGATATATCGACCAAAAGTTTATTTTAACGAAAAAGACAGTCTTACGACTGTCTAATCATGGCTTTCGCCATCCTTTTATTAAATATTTTTCTCTTTACAATAGTCCATTATGCTTTTCCATCCCATAAATAAAACTGACAGACTTAATCCACTAAATGTAATTTCTCTTAAATGATCTGCCCATATACTTATAGGTGCTCCACTATTTACTACAGCTTGTGATATATTTTCTGCTCCTTCAGCTACATTTTGTACTTGTTGTCCTGCATTATTTCCTAAAGCTGTTACTAATTCTATAATATCTACTACTCCATATACTAATGCTGTTACCATACAAATTATTATAATTGTTAATGCTAATATTTTTAAGAATTTCATTTTTGCCTTTCACTCCTCTCATAAAATGATTAAATGCTTCGCATTTATCATTATTTATTCATGCGGCGGCCGGTCCCGGGATTTTCCGACCTCGCTATGTAATTCAAGAAGCTACTTTAAAATTTACTAATGTATATGTATAAATAACCGTTAACGTTAATCTATTTTAATCAATTCTCCAGCAATCCATCCTATCCACATTGGTATCATACCAACTTCACAAAATATTGCTTTAATTAATCCCCAAGCAATATCAGAAGCAATTCCATTTTGCGCCCCATTTACTACTTGCATAATTCCATCAGCTAACATTACCCAAACAGTTAGCCAAATTCCAAATATTACGCTAGCTAAAATAATTAAATTTCCTATAATATTTCTAATTTTCATTTTCTTCTTCTCCCTTATCTATATTTTTTAATCTTTCTCTAAAATTTTTATAAGTTTCAAATATTAATTGTTCTGTAATATAACAACTTGAAGAATGGTATTGTAAATATAATTTTGTCATTTCAAGAGCAACATCTAATGTGCTAACTACATTTATATTACAGTCATCATTGTTTACTATATCATTTAATAACATGCGGCCACCGGTCCTCCTTTCTCATAACCTAGTTTCACGACGCTCATAACCGAGCCGCCGCATTATCTATACCATGTGACACTTAAGCCACCTTTATAAAATCTATGTAAATTATCCCATCCTTTTCTATACCATACTTTAACTTTATAACCTTTTTTCTTTAAGTTCTTAATCATTTCAGCAGATATAGTAGGATATTTATTTTCTTTATTATGTACCATATATAATTCAAATTCGCCATCATTTGCGGCTTCCTTTATTCTATCCCATAACTCTTGGTCATCTACTTTACTATCTTTCTTTCTTATATTTAAAGTTGCTACTTTCATTATTTTACTTTCCATTATATCCATTTCATTCTCTCCTTTAAAAATAGGTTTTGCTTGCGGCTCTTGGTGATATTAAGGTAGAACCACAAGCTGGTGATTTCTTATTAACTTATTTTCTATATATATTATAATAAAAATTTTAAAAGTTATCAAAAAAGTTTCTTAACTCTTGGTTTGACTGTAAAAAATTTTTGTGCTATACTTAAATCAAAGAGGACAAAGTTGATTAAGTGAAAGGAGAAATCTAGATGGCTGACAATGAAGAAAAAGAACAACAGCATAAAAAACTAGATTATACAATCCAAGACCCTCTAGAAAGAGCACAATTTGTTGGTCAGCTTATTGCGGACCTTCCTAAAGAACAATTAACAGAGAGATATGTAGAAATATTAAGCGATTATATTATTTTTGCAATGGAAAAGAAAGAAAGAAAAGAGAAATATATATTAACAGAAAATAGATTAATAACGGTAAATAAAAGAGAAACATCGTTCCAAGGACTTGCAGACAAATTTGAAAATGGAGAAGATGGATTATATAATCTAATGATTGAAGATAAAAACGTACTTCTTACTCCCAAAATTTCAATTACAAAAAAAGACCTAGAAGAAATTGAACCACTAAGAAAATTAAGAGAAGCAATAGAGGTTGTAAAAGAACAAGAGAAGAAGGCAACAGGTAAAAGAAAATATCTGTTAAAAAAACAACTTATTGAAATGTGTCAAGACCAATATGTAATAAAAACTGATTTTAAGACGCCTATGAAACCTGCCAATGTAGTTAAATCACTTGCGGCGGCCGATCTTGCGGATCATTTCTCAATCGATGAGAATGGAAATCCAGTTAATACAGGATTAGTATCATTTTTTAATCCTAAACATATATCAGCATTATTATGCAATTATTCAGTATTAAAGCAAGAATCTTATAGTAATTTTATGTCAGATTGTTATTATATGATGGAAGATTTGGATAATTTAGCTGAGAGAACTTTAAAGGATAAATATCCACTATATTATGATTTACTAATCTATAAGATTGATGGTAAATCTAATGCGGAAATTCAAGAAATACTTGAGCATGATTATAATATTAAACATACAGTAGAATATATTTCAGCATTATGGAGAAATAAAATTCCTAAATTACTTGCTGAACAAGAAGAAAAAGATTTTTTAGTTTGGTATTATTCTGAAGTTGAATATGGAAAATGGAAAAGATGTTCAAAATGCGGCGAGTATAAAGTCGCTAATAATAAATTCTTCAGTAAAAACAAAACATCAAAAGATGGATTTTATTCTATCTGTAAAGAATGTCGTAATAAAAAACCTGCTCAAGAGAAAAGGAGTTAATTATGGCAAGTTATTATTGTCAAAAATGTCATAAGACATTAAAAGACACTCAATTTTACACATATCGTAATGGCGAAAAAACTGAAATGTGTAAAAACTGTTTAGGACTTCATGTTAATAACTTTAAACCAGATACTTTTCTTTGGATATTAGAAAAAATGGATGTTCCTTATTCTCCAAAAGAATGGAATCAATTAAGAGACAGAGCTTATAAAGATGATCCAACTAAAGTAGGCGGAAGCGCCGTTTTAGGAAAATATCTAGGTAAAATGAGATTAAACCAATATAAAGATTTGCGTTGGGCAGATAGTGAAGAACTACAAAAGAAAGAACAAGAAGAAGCTGAGAAACACGAAGCTAATGTTAAAGAACAAGAAGAATGGGCAATTAAACAATATGAAAAAGGAGAAATATCTGAAGCAGAATATAAAACACTGACCTCCGCACTAACCCAAGAGCTAAGACAGAGCGCAGCGATGACTGCTCCACCAGGTTATGGTATTGGCCCAGATGGCTCTGCTGTTGGTTATAATGCAATGTTTAATGAGAATTATTATATGCCAGAAGAAGATATTCCAGATCCTTCTGCAGAATTAACAGATGATGATAGAAAATATCTTGTAATGAAATGGGGAAGAGCTTATCAACCAAGAGAATGGGTTGAATTAGAAAAAATGTATACTGAAATGGATAATTCATTTGATATACAAGATGCAGATACCATTAACACGCTAGTTTTAATTTGTAAACTTAATCTTAAAGCTAATCAAGCTCTTGATAGTGGAGATTATGATGGGTTTGCAAAACTTTCTCGTTCATTAGAAAGTATGAGAAAATCAGCTAAATTTACAGCTGCTCAAAAGAAAGAAGAAGCTGCGGATGTCGTTGATTGCGTCGGAGAACTAGTATCAATGTGTGAAAGACAAGGTTTTATTCCTAGATTCGCAACTGATATTCCACAAGATAAAGTAGATATTACTTTAAAAGATATGAATGATTATGTTAGAAAACTAGTTACACAAGATTTAGGATTTGGACAACAGATAGAAGATGCTTTAAGAAAAATTCAAATACAGAAAGAAATGCAAGAACAAGAAGCTGTATTAGCTGATGATGAAGAAAATGAAGTTGATGATAAAGATTATCAAGATTATTTTGCGGAAATTGAAGCTCAAAAGCGTAAAGATCTAGAAACAATAGAAGAAGCCCTAGTAGAGGAGGATGAGTAATGGCATTACAAGATTTAATGAACCTTACTCTTTCCTCAGAGAAAACTAAAAAGGAAGGATTATCAGAAGAGAGAATACAAAAGCAAATCCCAATATTAAGACAATATATAGCATATTGGAGAGAATATCCAGATATGTTTGTTGAGTTCTTATGCGGAGAGAGTAATCCTGAAAATTTTAGTTTATTCTTTTATCAAAGAGTATTCTTGCGCGCGGCCATGCGTCATAGATATATGTACGCGACCTTTCCTCGTGCTTACTCAAAATCATTTTTATCAGTTTTAATACTTATGATAAGATGTGTATTATTTCCTAATGGACATTTATTCGTTACGACTGGTGGTAAAGAGCAAGCCGCAGGTATTGCGCGTGAAAAAGTAGAAGAGTTATGTAAATTGATTCCAGGTTTGCACCATGAGATAGATTGGTCGAGAGGTGCATCAAAAGCATCTAAAAATATGGTTGAATATAAGTTTAAGAATGGAAGTAAACTTGATATTGTTGCCGCACAACAAAGTTCCCGTGGTAAGCGTGCTACTGGTGGACTTGTAGAAGAGTGTATTCTTGTTGATAAGACCCTTTTAAATGAAGTTATTATACCATTAATGAACGTTGATAGACGTTTATCTGATGGTACTAGAGATGAAAAAGAAATTACAAATAAATCTCAAATATATGTTACAACAGCTGGATGGAAAAATTCATTCGCTTATGAAAAACTTATTCAGTTATTAATTCAAATGATAATTGAACCATCTGAAGCCTTTGTTATGGGTGGAACTTGGAGAGTTCCAGTTATGGAAAAACTTCTTAAAAAATCATTCATTGAAGAATTAAAAATGGATGGTACTTATAATGATAGTTCATTTTCAAGAGAATATGAATCTGAATGGTCTGGAGACGCTGAGAATGCATTCTTCTCTGCAGAGGTATTTGATAAACATAGAGTATTATTACAGCCAGAATATGAATATAGCGGAAGAACTTCTAAATCTGGATATTATGTAATAGGAGTCGATGTAGGACGTTTCAAATGTACTACAGAAGCAATAGTAATTAAGGTAACTCCGCAGATACAGGGTGCTGCATTAAAAACTATTGTAAATCTTTACTCTTGGGAAGCAGAAGATTTTGAAAAACAAGCTATAAATATTAAAAAATTATATTATAAATTCCATGCACGTATATGCGCAATAGATGCTAATGGTCTTGGTGCTGGTTTAGTTGATTTTATGACTAAAGCACAGATAGATCCAGAGACAGGAGAAGAGCTTATGCCTTTTGGTGTAGAGGATGGAACTAGCGATGATATTAAAGAACAATATAAAAAAATTAAAGGGCCAGGAGTGGAAGAAAATGCTATGTATTTAATTAAAGCTAATGCACCAATAAATACAGAAGCTCACACTTATGTTCAAACTCAATTATCAAGTGGAAAAATTAAATTACTTATAGATGAAAATCAAGCGAAAGTAAAACTTATGGAAAAGAAAGTTGGACAATCAATGAGTCCAGATCAAAGAGCGGAAACTCTTATGCCTTTTACAATGACAACTATTTTAAGAGAACAAATGTTAAATCTTGTAGAAGATACAGAAGGTGTAAATATTATTCTTAAACAATCTAGTAAAGAAATTAAAAAGGATAAATTCTCTGCTTTTGAATATGGATTATATTATGTAAAACAAGAAGAAGATAGAAAGAAAAAGAGAAAAAATAGGGATATGTCTAAAATGATGTTCTTTGGAAGATCAAGATAAATTTTGGGCAATCCCCAAACATTTTATTTAAGAAAAAATGAAATAACATTAGAAGTA